AATTGGCAAAATGGATTGTGGAGAATTTAGACTTCGATCAACTAATATTGGAATATCACAAACCAGAGGAACCTAATAGCGGTTGGATTCATTGCTCATACAAGTCACCTACTGATAATAGAAAACAGACTTTAAGAGCATTTAGAAATGACGCAGGTAAAACTCAATACGAAGAATACAAACCTAACTGAGCTCTCGGTAAATTTACAAAAGATGAAGTAAACGATATGCTTACACAGCATAGAAGTACCTAGCTTGACTAATTGCTAATTATCTGATATAATTATACTATGAATAAATTACACGAATATATGAAAGCGAACCATGATATGAAAACTTTTACTCATGTTCCGCAAGAAAAAAAGATTTTAAATTTAAAAACTGAAACTATTAAGGGCAAAAGATTCTATGTTTTGCCTAGTGGCGATAAGTATCCATCAATCACAACCGTGCTATCTGATAGGAACAACTCTGGTATAC